TCATGATCGGGGACTGCCTGCCTGCTACGCCCGCAGAGTTCGTATACGTAACGCGGCAGGTACCGCCGCCCACATATGGGAACTGCTCGACCAGCATGATCTGCACACCTTCGCCGCTCGAGTAGCGGGGCAGCGTGACTGCATTCGTCATCGACTGCACATCCTCCATCGGGATCAGAGGATAGTACATCAGGTAGTCGGCGATGATGAGCGAAAGAGGCATCGCAGTGGCGGTGACCGATAGCACGCATGCGTAGTCGAGAAACTTGCGGTAGTCGGAGCCCTTGTCTTCGCCATGATCCAGCCCGCCGTCGACGCTCCGGCGCAGCGCTCGCGCGGTATTCGGAGACCCATCAGTGAAGTAATTCGCGGCAGGGTAGCGACCCGACATCGTGAGGTCGACGAAGATGCCTGCTCCGGTTGCGATGGATGGAACCTTGACCCAGGGGCGGGCGAGGACTCGTCCTTCATCCGGAGCCGAAAACAATTTCGCATGCGTCAGCACTAGATGCTCCGGCCAGTCAGCGCAGAGAGAAACTGCCGCAGCGTCAGCCGCAACCTACGCTCCGCGCGAACCGCTACATTAACATCGCCCTGTCCGCGCAGAGTCACTTTCCGATTCGCCCAGATGATCGCATCCGTATGGTCGCAAGAGAACTTCTTACGTGGTTCGCCGCCATCCGGCGCAAGAGTGACATCGACAGCAGCGCCGCAAACGGAGCATTCGTAGAGCGGAGGGAAGCGGTCGCGCAACGACATGCTCAGGTCTCCGTGATCGTGACCGATCCGATCGGGAAGCGCGGCTGGATCTGATTCGAGACTGCGATGGAGGCATTCAAGTCACCGTAATGGAAAATCTGCGCCGATCCTCCCCCGGGCTTACCCGTCGCGGCAGCGACGATGGTGTTGCCCGTGACCCCGCACTGCGGGAACTCGATGGCCGCCGCGTTCGCGGTTGCGCCCCCAGAGGGAGCCGACCAGCCCCCGGTCGTCCGCGCAGTGCTCTGGCGCGCGTAGTTCGTGTAGGTCGATTCGTTGCTGGCGAGAGTCGATGAGGCGCTATAGCTCGCGGTCGCCAGCGCAACTTCGACTGCGGTGATCGGGCTGGTCGCATCATTGTCGGCGATGTCCGCGATAGCCGAGGCATTGTAGTACAGCCCGAGAACTGCATTGCACATTGCGGTAGACTTCGGCATTTCAGAACTCCCCTAAGTTTTGATTATGTAGCTCTGGTTTGAGTGGTCGGCGTTGTCGCGCTATCAAGCGTGAACGTCATGGCGGTCGTGCTTCCATCCAACTTCTTTGCGGTGAGAGTAGTGCTGGCGATGCTGCGTTCTGCGAGCAACGACCAGATCATATGCAGTGCTTGCGCAGGAGTCATCGCGCTGCCATCCGCCGCATAGCTTTCGGTCATCGCAGTCGTCCAGCCAGGGTCAACATCCGAAGAAGTTGCCAGCCCGCTTTGGATTTCGGCGACTGCGTCGGAGGCGAGAGCCGAGGCGTTCAGTGTATTTGCTTGCATAGCGCCGATGGTAGCATCAATCCGCCCGCTGATGAGAGCAGCGGGCAGGCGGCTCTGGATGTCGCTGATCTCGGTATCGATATAGCCGGCGACCGTTGCGAGGTTCACTGCGCTCGCTCGCGAACTGATGGTCGCGTCGAGGTTGAGCAAGGAGAGCAGTTGGGTGTCAAGGTTCGCCGAGGCGAGACCGACTGCTGTGCGGATTCCCGCAGCATTGAGCGTCGCCGCTAGAATCGCAGCGATATCGGCAGCGAGGCTCGCTCCCGCAGGCGCCCCCGCGCGCGAGAAGGTGTCTCCGCTCTGCGGATAGCTCGGATAGACCTGCACGGTCACGTTGAGCGCAGCAGAGTTAACGAAGGTGAAAGCGACATGGTCGTAATTCGTCTCCGCAGCCGTCGGCCAGTAAGCCCAGGCCCCGTTCCCAAGATGACTCGACGAAGGGGAACCCGCGGCCGCAGTCTGCGCTCCGCCGTTGCCGCTCACGTAGACATCAGTCGTTCCGGAGGTCACGGGAGAGCCATCGCTCTTGTTGATTAGCTGAGCGACAATCAGTTGCGACGCGACATTCTTTTTCATGCTGTCACTGCTCCGGGTTGAAGGGCGGCTGCATTAGAAGCATTGGCCCATGCGGGCGAGAAGGAGGTGATTTTACTCGCCGTAGTCGACCCTCGAATCGCAAGACGCGCACGAGGGTCGACGGAGAAACCACCCGCAGCAAACCAGTCCGAGGCGCCTTTCATCCATGCTTCGCCCCAGGTTTGCAGTTGCGAAGGAGTACCATTGCCATCCTGTTGCGAATTTTCGGGAGTGATCGAAGCAAGTGTCTTATGCGTGTTGCGGAAGTAGGCGTAGGTAGTGTCGGCAATATTCGAGCCATCAAGACCGATCGTCGTGTAGTCATCGGCGAAGCTCATCAGGCGCGAAGATCCATATCCGTAGGTATAGGCGCCTTGCGCTCCATCATACTTCGTATGCCAATCCATGAACCAGTCGAGCTTGCGACCATTCATCGCTACCACTGCCGCAGCGCGCGAAAGCGACACTACCTCGAAATCAGGCGAAGCGTCTTCGTAGTGGTGGTTGATGTCGGGACCCGCGGTCGCGCCTCCGACTGCAGTCGATTGAAACTGAGTGCGGTAGTGACCGCCATTACGGCCAGGGGCGTTGATGATCGGGAATACAATGAGATCAAAGCCGCGTCGCAGGGAGATCGCTTTCGCATCCGAGGAGCAGAAGAACTCGACCGCCCTCTGCATCGCAAGGTTGCCCCCATCCTCGGTAGCGTGCACGCCTGAGAAGAACATAGCCAGTTTCTTCTGCCCCGAAACCGGGGCCAGCGATGCATCGGAGACCATGAAGGCGAGCAGCGGGCAAGCGGGAATCGTCCGACCAAGCTCATCGGTCTGCGCCGAATAGGTCGCAGCGACATACGAAGATCCTCCCGCGACATCGCCGATCATCGTAGGGTAGGTCGCGGCGAGCGACTGAATCCATGCGAGCGCTTCGTCGGTCCCTACGCGCGGGTATTTCGATATCCAGATCGCATCATCGGTCATCGCAGCCGAGTGTGAGATCGTGACGGTATTGGTGGTCGTCGGATCCTTCGACGACGCAGTATCCATGTGCGTCCAAGTGAGCTTGTCCGCACTGAAGTACCCATGGTCAGTCGAAGCCCAGGGTGCCTTGACGAAACTCGAAGCAGTACCCGCGGTATCCGACTCGTAACGATTCATCACTACTTTGAGCTTCGCGCCCTGCACGCCGCTCACCTTGAAGCAGGCGGTTCGCCAACCGAACTTGTCGGCGGTGTCGCTGTTGTTGCCTGCGTAGGTAAGGCGCGGAGTCACCGTGATCTCATAAGTCCCATCCGAGAGCACTCGGTACGTGGTGAGGCTTGGGTCGATCGTCGTGAGCGCCGAGGCGCCGTCGATGGTCAAGAGGCGCTTCGAGTTGGTCGCTCCGCGCATCAAGCCGACGCGGCCCGAGATCACCGCGCCATCGGCCACGTGATTCGCTTGCAAGGATCCGCGCAGCAGACCGACGCGACCAGAGATCGCTACTCCGGCTGCGGCGGCTTCGTGGGTCGCGGTGCTTGAGGAGTGAAGCTTGAGGCGCCCGCTGATGTTGGTTGAAACAATCCCGGCTGCGGGCGCAGGCGGCATGAATGCCGAACCCGGCAAGAAGAAATTTGATATACCGATCGGCGAACGGCCACGCGTAATCGCAGTTTTTGTCGGCCGCATTTTGTACGGGCCAAGATCAGTATCGTTTGCCCAGCACAGGATCAATCCAAGTGGTACAGCCAGCGGACCATAGAGTTGCGCGTGCTGGAACTCCGCGAGCGACAACACTCGGTTCCATCGGGCAACCCAAGCGATGCTCCCATTCCAGGTGCGGTCAGTTCCTTCTCGATTGCCGATATGTAGGTTGCGGCCTGCGGTAATGCTTCCAGCCCCGCTACCCTCTGCGTTGTTCGCACCGTTGACCGTCTGCTGGGATAACTTTGCGCCATCCGTCCCGACATAGACGATGATCCCGGAACTGTTGATCGACCCATCCCAAGACGCCGCAACATGATGCCACTTCCCATAAGCGCCCGTGCCCGCAGTCGTGTTATGCGCAGGACCACCAGCAACTCCAGTCGTATTACCCTGAAAACCAAATTGAGTATTGCCTGAATTGTGGAGGTGAATAAGACGTGGACCATTCGACGTCGCAGAAGACGTCAAGGCCATTATGTATCCACTGCTATTCTCTCCTGTCGCATCAGGATAGACGTATGCCATGCAAGACTGCGCGAGGCAATCCTGCGCTGGATTGGCCCCGAGATTAATAGTACTCGTCGTTGCATTGAAGAACGATGTTGCGAGCGGGAGACGGCTGAGTCGGTACAGGGACATGCTAGGCGATGTCAGTCAGTTCTTGCATGAAGGCTTCGCAGGTCACGGCCTGGGCAGTGTTCCCGGTCACATCGACCCGCACGTACATCGCGGCCGCGGGAAGCTCGCAGGAGAACTCCCCCACCGCGCTGTTCGTGCTGCTGTGGGTGAAGGAGGTTAAGAGCTTGAAGTTGCTATTGTCGCCCGAGACATAGACATATGCGGTAGCGGGCACGGTCGGTCCGGTACCGCCATTGGTGATCTTGATCGTGATGAGACCACCGAAGGCGGTGGTGACATCGAAGGCGGTACCGGTCGCAGTGCTGCCGGCGCTGTTGCTGGTCGCCGCCGCGATGAAAGTTCGGAGGTTCTTGCTGGCGCCCATTGCGACTCCTAGATATTGACCACGAAGGTGCTGATCCGATGCGTCCCGTTCGAGGAGTAGGTCTCTTCGACGATCTTGCTGACCACGCACGCGGCTGCTGCCTGCGAGGTGATATCGATGGCCGAGCCGCCTTGGGTCAGCGCGACCTGGAAATAATCGGGGTCACCTGAGGTCACTCCGACCACGAAGTAGGTCGTGCCCGCGGTGAGTCCGCCAGGGGCGGTGTCGTTATGGAAGACCACCTTGTCGTTGTTGGCATAGCCGCTACCTTCGACATAGATGCGATTGTTGGTCACATCGATCTGAAAGGAGTAGTCGGTACCGCCGTTCGGCTGCATGCCGTAGAAAGTCGAGCCGTCTGCGCTCCATAGCCCGATCCACTTGATCGTGACCGTCGCGGTGATGGCGATATCGACCGCGGTCGAGAGCGACTTGGACCGCGACGAAGCAGCACCGAACACCGCATCCATCTTGGTGCCATGGACATTCGCGCCGGTCGCGCTGTAGTCCGTATGCGCTGCAAGCTTGAGTTGCGGAGACCCGGCAGGGATCGACCGGTCCAACATGTCATTGATGAAAGCAGTAGTATACATCTTCGGTCTCCTTAGACTTCGGGCCAGCGAATGTAATAAATCAGCGCATCCATTTCAGCATCGCTCAAGTTCACCGAGTTCGGCAAGCCCCAACCCGAGCGCATCAGCGTCGCGAGATCAACATTGCTCAACTGGCGCAGTTGCGCGAAGCCGTTTCCTTCAAGCGTATCTTGGCCATCGATCCCATGACGGAACCCCCAGTTGCCGATATAGATCCCGCGACCGAGAGAGAACTTGGCATTGTTCTGCATGGGATCGGTCGGCAACTTCAGCGTATAGCGATAGGCGCCTTCCGATCCGGTGCCCACCAGTACGATGCAGCCGCCCGCGCAAGCAACGAGCGTCGGATAGTTGATGTGGAAGGCTTGGTTCGCCTGCCCTTCGACTGCGCCGGGGCGCCAGGTGCCATCCGACTCATCGATGCCGATCTGGCCGCCCCACGAGTAGCCCGTAGCGGTCTTATTGAAGATCCCCGTGCTGCCCCATCGCGTCACGAATATCGAGTCGAGCGGTCCGGTGGTCCCATCGGATAGCGCAATCGTCCAATCGCGGGTGTTAGCATCGCCCACCGGCGCCCAGATCGTGGTGATGGTTTTCGCTGCGAGATCGATATAGCGCAGCGTCCCGCCGCCGCGATCCCACTTGCAAGCGACCACGAGGTTGCCTTTGCTGTCAACCTTGATCGACTGCGGGTAGTAGAGCGTCGCGGTGCCGAAGGGGCCATCGACGCTCTGCGGCACCGGGGGGATCACGTTGTTCGCGGGCTTGCCGAGGTACTTCGGGTTCCCGATCGGCGACTTATAGAGAGTCGCGACTTGCATCGTCGTCGGGTCGAGCGTTCGGATAGCCGCGTTCTCGAAATCGGTCAAGTAAAGCATGCGCGACGCGGGGTTCTGCGCGACATCCCAGAGAGAATCGAAGAGCGCTTGGTCGGCGGGACCATCCCGGTAGCCCTTCTCGGCGCTGCGGCTGCCGGCGAAGGTGCGGATGGTCGAGATGCCGCCCGGGCTCAGCAGCGGCGTCATGTCGACCAGGCGCAAGCAGTGGTTGTAGGTGTCCGCGATGTACCAAGTCTTCCGGAAGCCCGGTCCGTCCGCGACTTCCCATTCCAATCCCCATGGTTCTTGGAAGCGCGCGGGCCCATCGATCCAGATCCCGACGTTCTCGACTTGATCGGGAGAGATCGGCGTCGCGTTCAGCGGGCGACGGAAGCCAGCGATCGTCGAGATACGACCATCGATATGGCAGTACCAGAAACGACCCTGCGTGCTGACGCCATGAAAGGCGCCGGTAGCAGGGTCGACTCGACCCGCCCAGGCATGGCCGAAGGCTCCGACTCCGCGCGGCCCATCATAGAGCGGCATCGCGTTCCACTCCAGATGCCAGTACTGGTACTGCTGATAGGAGCAGGTGTGGACATGGCCTTGCGGCGTTTGATAGAAGCGGCGCGGCCAGCCGTTCTTCGTAGTCGGTACGATGGGTTGCGCCCAAAGGTCAGAGGGCGCTATTTTGCCCGCGGTCCGGATCGGCGCCAGTTCGTTGCTCCATGGCGTGCGAGTGCGCCCGGGCATCGGGATCGGATTGCCCGCGAGGTCGGGCTGCTTCTCGTAGCGAACCTTGAACGGAAGCACCGAGGGCGATGAGACGCCATAGGTGAGATCCTCAACCGTAGCGCAAGCCCAAACATCGCGCGCGCCCGCGAGCGGAGTAGATGGATTGTCGACCACTTCGATCAGGACTCCTTCGCACCAGAGCAGCGAGCCTTGACTTTCAGCCCATAGGCAGTGCGATCCGAGCGCAGTGGTCGAGAGGTCAAGGTTGAGTTGGATCTCGTTATTCGTCGGGATGATCCAATCGGAGACCGGGATGCCATCGAGGATGAACCGCGAGGTCGGGATGGTCGCGCGCATCCCGCCCATCTTTTGGCAGCGCAGGATGATCGATGCCGGCGCAGCGCGCGAGAGGATGAAGGGACCCTTCCCGTTCGCTCCCATCTGGTGGCGGATATACGACTGCGCTTGCGTCCCGGTTGCGGGCGAGTAGAAGTAGAGATAGGGCGAGTTCGCGGCGGGGCGCGGTCCGGGAGCCGGCTTGCTCACCGGGGTGCCGACCAGCACCGTCACGCCCGCAGAGATATCGGGCACGAAAGGATTCGCAAGAGTGCAACGCAGGTGCAGCGTATGCGGCCCATAGCTCAGCAGCAGCGGGTCGAAGATGAGCGGGTCGTCGGGGATGCCGTTGGTGATGTTCGTAGCCCAGTGGGGCAGACCATCGACGAGCAGCATCGCAGAACCACCGCCGCTATAGCCGCCGAGCGAGAAGACGAGCGACATCGCGCCGCTGACCTTCGCCCCTGGTGCCGGAGAACTGATGACCACCTTGTGATGGCCCGGAGTAGGAACGGGGGTAGCGGCATCGACTACGACTGCGAGATCGACCGCCGCATCGGGGAGCGCGGCGCCCTTCGCGACCAAGCGGAAAGTGTGCGAGGCAGAGACCGGTACGTTCAGTGGTAGCGCGGCCACGACAGCGCCATCCAGAAGAACCGAGGTCGCATCCTTGATAGTCGCATCGATAATCACGCTACCCCCGGTCGAGGGGAGGCGGTTCGGCGTGACGCTAGCGTTGGTGATCGAAGGCGCAGCGGGCGTCGGGGTCGATCCGGCGATAGCGCGCGCTTCGGCGAGGGCTTCGGCCGACCGCGCCTGCACTTCAAGCAATTTAGCAATGACGATATTGATATCAGCCATGATGACCTCTATGGAATCGGGGTAGCGATTACTTCGCTGGTGAACCCTTGGTCATCTCGAAAGAACTGGAACTTCCATCCCTTCGGTTTTGCAATGGGGCCTACCTCGCCTCGAGGACCGGGATCCCCGCGGTCGCCCTTGGGGCCGGGGATGCCCGGCTTACCCGGGTCGCCAGGGTCGCCCTTGGGCCCTCGCTCGCCCGGGTCGCCCTTCGTCCCGGGATCGCCCTTGGGTCCTTGCTCTCCAGGGTCGCCCTTCGTCCCAGGATCGCCCTTGGGACCCGGGTCGCCTTTCTCGACGCGCCGGTTCTCGGCCCAAGGAGTACCGGGCAACCAAGGGACCCGAGGCGAATCAGGCGGCAAGCGCATCCTCTTGGAACATGCGGATCAACTTCTCCGCAAGTTCAGCGGCGCCTTCCTCAGCGCTTCGCTGCGCGCGCGGGGGGGCGGGCGGGGGCGCGCGCGGGGGGGCGGGGGCGCTTGCGGGCGCAGGCGCGGGGGCGGGCGCAGGCGGAGGCTTGCCGAGCGGGTTCTCCTTGTCGCGATCGGCGAGCGCGGCGAGCGAGAAGTTCTGCTGCTGGAGGTATGGAGTGTCGCCGCCCTTGACCGGTTCGAGATTGTCCTCGGCGCGCGCCTCGTTGGGCGAGAAGTAGCCCGCCGCAATCTTCTTGCTGTTGACCTCAGCCCGCCCGAGCGGATCCATTCGCATCAGTCCGCGTTCGATGTCGAAGCGCACATCGTACTCATCGCTCATGCCCAAGCCTTCCTTCAGGCAGAGTTCGATGCATTCGATCGGCGACTGTAGCGTCTGCGAATAGTAGTCCTGGTTCTGGGCGCCGACATTGCTGAACGTCACGTTCCCGCTCGAGGAAATCTTGTGGAGCGGAACTCGGAAGCAGCGCGCCACGTCCTCGACCGTCCAACGTAGCTGTTCGATCAACTGCGCGTCCGAAGCCGGGATCGTGATCGCTTCATACTTCAGGCCATCACCACCGACGAACATGCGACCCAGGTTGCCGGCCGAGAAGTTCTTCTCGAACTCTTCCTTCAGGCGCTGCGCGGTCTCTTGCTTCACCGTGTTGGGCGAATACAACTGACCGGACGGGCGTGACATGTTCTCGAAAAACTTCGCGCTGTTGTTCTGGATCCGGATGCCCTGCGTCGCGCTCGACCCGCAAGCGAAGATCGGGGAGACGCCGCAGAGCGGATGGAAGAGGGTCATCCCTCGGTCGTGAATGACCTCGGATGCCGGCAGAGTCATCAGTCCATTCACCGCGGAGAGCTTGTCGTCGTTGATCTGATACCAGACCGAACCATCCTCGGCGATGAGCGGCACGACGCGACGCGAGTCGAGCACGTACATGTTCACGACCATCTTGCGGGTCGGTTCGCGCTCGAGGAAGATGTAGGCGTTGCCGTACAGCAACTTCATGATGACCCAGTAGAGGAAGAACTGGATCCGGGTCTGGTAGGCGTTCGGTTTCTTGATCGGCTTCCAGAATGGGGACTGGTTGCTCGCAGGAGTCCAGATGCCCGGCTTCGATTCGATGACCACTTCCGGCCGAAGCTTGCTGATGTCTTCGGCGATGATAGAGATGCAGGCATACACGGCGCTGAAGGCGAGGAGATTCTCCTTGCGATCGGCTACGATGTTGCGCTGCCATGCGCCGGGGAAGGACTCCAGGATCCCGCCCAGCCAGCCCCAGCCCGACGACCGAGCGACCGACATTTCTTTCGCTACCCGGCTGACCTCGAACCCTAGGAGCTTCATTTGCGAATACCTCGCGACCTCTGAGAAAAGCCCCCGCGCGAGCGACTGCGCGGGGGCTGCTCTTGCTAGCTCATCGACTGCCCGCGGTTACAGGTGCAGGTTGTCGATGTAGGTCACGGCGGCGGTGCGGCGACGCTGCCAGTTGATGACGCGCTCGAGGCGGATGCCGATCAGGTTGTTCTGCCAGAGCGACTTGAGCGACGTGGCACCGCCCGAGGGCGCATCGTTCATTTCGATGGACGCCTGATCCGACGCATCGATCTCCATCCCGCCTTCGTCCGAGAGGAAGATTTCGGGCTGCGCGAAGAGCGCCAGGATGGAGCCCGCCGAGACCGAATGCGGCACGGCGTTCGAAGTGACGAGCGGGATGCCGTAGAGCGTTCCGCCCATCATGGTGACGCCCGGGAAGGCGTAGTTGCCGTCGGCAGTGCGCAGCATGCCGATCTTCATCGCGGTGTACGGGTCGGTGACCCAGACGGCGCGGGTGAAGTCGATCTCGCCCGCGATCAGGACCGACATGGCCGCTGCCGCATCGACCTCGAACGTCGCGAGCGTGGTGCCCGTCGCCTGATTCTGCGAGGTCAGCCCGTTCGTGATCGAAGCCGGCGAGACGTTCGCGGAAGCAGCGACGCCCGGATCGATGAACTGTTGGTCCAGGAACTGAACCATCGCATCCATCATGTCCTGGCGCACCAGTTCCTCGGCGCTCGGCGACGAGAACATCGCCAACTCCTTGGTGATGACCACGATGCCCGCCGCCTTGGCGAAGCCCAGCGTGTTGGTCGACAGCTGGAGCTTGCTGACCTTCTTCGGCGCGTCCTGCCCGACCCAACCCATCGAGGAGCCCGACGACTGCGACGGGAACCGGATGTTGAAGGGCACGCGGCGCAGACCGGTGAGCTTGCCGATGATCGTCTGCGGCCGGAGCAGCGCGACGAACTCGCTCGCCATGTTGTCGTACTGCACGAGCGGCGAGGCCCAGTTGGTATCGGTGGTGTTGCCGGCCGCGACCGCCGCCTTCTGCTGCATGAAGTCGAGCACGAGACCCTGGGTGCCGCCGCGCTGGTTCGCGTAGTTCAGAACCTGCACGACTTCGGGGGTCGAGTCCTTCCACTTCTTGGCGATCTCCGCGGCTTGCTGCACCGACCCCTTGGCGAGCGCGAGCGCGCAGGCCATGCGGGTGAAGTTGGTGCCCTTCGGCAGCGTCGTCTTGATCTGCCCGTCGCCGAAGCGCACGTTCGCGGCGCCCTGCGAGTTGCCGCGCTGACCACGCGCCTCGAGCGAGCCGTCTTCCGTGTTGCCGGCGGTCTCGGTGACCGGGGTCATCGTCGTCGCCAGCATCTTCTCGCGCGAGCGCAGGCGCGCCAGGTGCTCGTCGATCTCCGCGACTTCGACTTCCATCGCATCGTATTCCTTCTTCTGGTCGGGCGTGAACGTCGCGCCCTCGCTGTCCTTCAGGATCGCGTCCAGGCGCGCGACATTCGCCGCGCGCTTCGCCTCGAAGGCGGCCATCTGTTCCTTCAACGTCATGATGCTTGCTCCTTTTGGAGTAGTGGTCTTCCCCGAGGCACCGGGAGGGGGAAGCATCACGCGGGGTCGCCCTGCGCTTGCGCCGGACACGGCACGCAGGAACTCAGCGTCGATGCTCTTGATGGTCTGGATACTGGCTTCCGCATTCGCAGGAATGGTGACCGCGCTCAACTCGAGCCAGTCCCACTTGAGGAACCGCTGTCCCCACGAACCCGCAATGTCTGCTGACTCGACCGGCGCGAAGCCAATCGATAGGCCCCCGACGAGGCCCGATTTGATGAGCGCCCAGGCGCGGTCGATCTCGGGCAGGATACCGCGCATGATCTTCGCGCGAATCCAGATGCCCGCCTCGGTGACCTTCGCTTCGATCACCTGACCGATGGGCTCGCCCGAGCGATGCTGCCAGAGCAGCGGGATCGGGAGCTTGAACTGGGCACCCATGGGCTCGACAATGTCGCCCATGCGGTCGGTGGTTGGCGTAGTCGCCAGCCCTTCGATGATGCCCTGCTCTTCGTCGACCGCCTTCAACGTGAGCAGGCAGTAAGCTCGCTTCATTGTCATGACGACCTCTTACAGGAAATGGAAACTCGGGTCCCGCTCGGCCGCACCGCACGCGCGACCCATAGCCATGAATGCTGCAATCGCCCCGTCGATCTTCTGGTGCTTCTTCTGCTTCGTCGGCGCGACCATGCCTTTTCGGGCGGGGCGCGCTACGCAATTGCTGAAGCACCAAGTCGTGATCGGGTTGCCGTCATGGTGAAAACGACCATCCTTGAGCGCTGCAAGTAATTCGTCAACCGGCACTGTGAAGTTCGCGGGGGTCTGAGTGAACTCCACGACTTCGATGTTCGCATTCATGAGGTCGTTCGCCATCTGCGTGGCGATATGTGGGTCGTATACAACCTCGGTTGGGTTGATTCTAGCGCAAGTTTCTTTTACGTGCTCCGTGATTTCGTTGAAGTCAATTGTCGCGCCGTCGGTCTGGATGAGGTGGCCTGTCTTGACCCACTTGCGATAGTGCGCCTGGTTGGGACCCTCTTCCTCGACAGCCTCTTCCGGCAGCCAATAGTCACCGAACAGATAGAAGTGGGGCTGTTCTTGGTTGGGGAACATCTTCTTGTAGAGGCGCTGTTCGGTGACAAGGTCGAGCTTCGATGCAAGGTCAACCGAGACCCAACACTCGGCGCCCTTGAGTTCGTCTTCCTCGAGCAGCGCGTCGCCCGCGAGCGCCCACTGCTGCATGTTGATGATGCCCGCCATCACCGAGCACCAGACGTTCAGGTGCTTGGTCTTGAACTTGGTCTGCTGGATCGGGTTCGCCATCGCTTGGCGCTGCTGCGACTGCAGGAACTCGCCGTCGACCGAGACCCCATAGTTCGGGTTCGCTTTGATGAGGATGCGCGGGTCGGCCCAGTCATCCTTCTCGTCGATGCCGAAGATGACGCCGAAGACCTCGGGATTGTCGAGCGTGCCGTCGAGAATCTTGACGACATCGCTATGCGTCTCGTGGCAGGGGCCGGCGATGTTATAGCCTGCTGTCGTGATGATGAGGATAAGGGGCTGCTCGCGCGCGCCCATCCCCGTCTCCATCGTGTCATGCAGCGCGGGCGTGTCGTGCTCGTGGTACTCGTCGATGATCGCGCAGGATGGCGAGGACCCATCCCCAGGGTTTCCGATCAACGGCTCGAACTTGCTGCCATCATGCGGCTTGAGGACGATCTTCGCCCAGACCTCGACGCCGAAGTGATCGATCAACTTCTGCGTCTTCATAGCCATCATGCGCGCAGGGCGGAAGACTTCCCATGCTTGCTTCTCGGTCGTCGCGCCGGAGTAGACCTCGGCACCATACTCCCCATCATGCAGGAGCATATAGAGGCCGATCGCTGCCGCGAGGATCGACTTCCCATTCTTGCGGGGTATCTCCCAGTACGCCTTGCGGAAGCGGCGCTTGCCATTCGACTTGCGCAACCATGCGAACAGACCGACGACCAGGAATATCTGCCAAGGCTGGAGGACGATCAGTTCGGCCTTCGCGGCCCAGCGCCCCTTCACATGGGGCAAAGTCTCTATGAACCGACAGACTTTAGCGCCCGCTTCGCTCTCGAAGTAGTAGGGGTAGCTCGAATCGCTTTCCGCTCGGCTAAGATCGTCTAGGTGTCGTCTCGCCGCCTGTCTTACGCGCGGACCCGCGGGCACATTCAGCGAGAGTACATCCTCAGCGTACCGCTTCGCGACCGCGGCATAGTCGCAGCGGTCGACCCATTTCTTTTTTGTCGGGGTTGAAGCGGAGGCGGCTGTCGTGCTGCGCTTTTTAGCGCCGGGTTTTTTCGACTTAGCCGTAGGGGTTCGGAGGCTCATCGGGGAAGGCGACGCGCACATGCGAGCGATGTGCGGGCGTCATGCCGAGAAGAGCGAGGCAACGTTCGATGCGCTGGATCTGGTTCGCGGGCATCACCCACCGCGTCTTGCGCGCGACCACGAGGAGCGAGGAAAGGCACTCGACAATAATGCGGTCGTTCTTGGTGAGTACTCCCTTGCACGCAAGGTCTACCACTTCATTCCATGCGGCTAACTCTTCCTTACTGAAGTCTTTCGGGGGAGGACCCAGGGGCTCCAGTTTTTGCAGGTTGCCGTCCGGAGACTGGCCGCGTTTCGCTCGCTGCTCGGAGCGCTTTCCGCTGCCGCGCATTTCCAGGATGTTGGAAGGAGTCCGCGCCCGCACGCGAGTAGGCGGAGGAATCGAGTCGGCGTATTCGGGGGAGGCACTCATTTGTGGGGCATAAACGGGGATTTTTTCGGGCAATAGGGAAAAACTATCAGAACCTTAGTCAGGTTAGTAAAAAAATCCG